TAAATTTTTCAACAGGTCCTATAGGAAAATTTTTAGTTCTAACTTCGCCTGATATTGCTGGGATTTTTTTCTTTAAAAGAAAATATTCTGGATTATCTAAAGTATCATAATTAAATATACTTACTGTTGTAGGATCATAACTAGATGAAAAATTAAAATCTGCATCTTGAGTTATATAAAATGATGCGTCTTCTATTGATTCAAAAGTAGAATTAGCTGTTATATTTAAAGCATAATCATAATCAGGTTCATAAGATCCGCTTATTAATTTTGAAGGGACTAATTGAGATACATCTAATGTAACAGAAGCTGCTGTACTATTTTTTGGTTTATATCCTAAAGAATAAGCTAAATTATATAAACTTTCTTTATCTTCAGCTAATTGTAAAAATATTTCCCTTAATTGAGTATCTGTATAAAAAGATAATACATCTCCTACATAAGCCGCCATTTCAAGAAACATCATTCCTGGGTTACCTTCACTAAAATCATTAAAATTATTAGGAAAATATATTTCAGCAAATTCTGTTAGTTGTTGTTTAAAACTATTAAAATCTTTACTTAAATATTTAACGTCTTTATCTTGTGTTTTATTTGATACTTTTGTATATGCCATTAGTTATAAGTTATTTGAATAGTATCTGTTATTCCTGTTGATCTAACACTATATGTTACATTGATAAATATAGTATGTTTGTCTTCTGAGCGTGTAGTTCTTACATCTCTTATATTTAAATTAGGTAAATAAAATTCTACTTGTTTTTCTATTTTATCTTTTAATGCAGGTAAATCTACATTAGTTTCAAATATTAATTTTTTTAAACCTATACCATAATTAGGTAAATTTATTCTTTCTCCAGGATATGTTAATAAAAGACTTAATAAATTTGTTTTAGATTGTTCTGAGGTAGTTTCAGTACCTTTAAACATATTTGTTTCATCTAAAGGTAGTGCAACCCCAATAGTTATATCATTATTTATATCTAATGGATTTCTTCTTGATATGGAATTAACTAAAGGCATCAGTGTTTATTTTTTCTTAAGTATTGTTTTCATTAAACCACTATAATCTCTTGTTACTGCTTCTGCTACTTCTTTAGGCATTCCTACTGTGTCCATTGGTAAAGGGGCTCCTGATCCAAAAGGTGAAGATAAACTTACAGGTGAATTTGCTGATTCTACATTTGTATCACCCATTGCTGTTTCATTTAAAAGATCATTTAAGGATGAATTAGATGTAAAATTTTGAGGTTGATGATTTGGTTTTTTAATAGGTTCAATACCCATAATTTTTTCTTTTAAAGAAGATTTTGTTGCTTCTGGAATTTCTACTAATTTTTCAGTATGTTCTGTGATTGTTGGTTTTAATTCATCACGTAAATCTTCTTTAAGTGTTTTAATTTCTCTACGTAATGAATAATCGATTTCTTCTCTAACTACTTTTCTTATTAAATTTTCAAATGTTTTTGCTTTCATGTTTGTTTGTGTTTGTTATAAATATAAAGTTTATCTATTTCTTATATTTTTATTACTTTAAAACTAATATTATATCCTTCTGTAAGTTCTTTAGTAATAGTATATATTCTTTCTATTGCTTTAGTGTTTCCTTGTTTTATTAAATCATCTAATATATTTCCATAAAGTTCTTCTGCTATGTTTTTTATATCATCTATTGAGGGAGAAGAAAAATTATTTGGATTTAATCCTGTTGTGTTTCCAGGTTCTCCAGTATTTTGAGTTCCTGTATTGCCTTGTGAATTTAAATCTGCACAATCTTTTTCAAATTGTAATTTTAAAGTTAATATAAATAATTTTATTTTTATTATTTGATTTTCTAATGCTTCGATTTTATTTTTTAATATTAGAATTTTATCTACAACTTCTTGGGCTTGATCTTTATAAAAATTAAGCATATTAGGAATACTATTTATTAATCCTGATATTTCTCTTACCTTAGCTTTTCCAAAATCAATCTTATCTATTAATTGTGCTATTATTAAACCATTAATAGCTCCTACTCCTCCTACTGATACTTGAGAAGCTAAAGCAGCGGGAGAAACGGCTATTACTTTATTTAATGCATCCGTTATTGGTTTTAAAGCTTCTGATATTGTGTTTATTACTCCAACTGCCCCACCTTCATTTAATATATCTGATAGATTATCATAAAGTTTTGTTAATTTTTGTTGAGATTTTGATAAAGGTTCTTCTAATTTTTGAAGTTTATTTAATTCATTATTTATTTTTTTATCAAATTTTTCTTTTCCTTCTTTACTACATGTATTTGGGTTTATATCTGCTTTTAATTTTTCTACTATTTCTTGGGGATTTGTAGGTATTTCGTTTTTTAATTCATCTATTTTTTTTCTACCTTCTTCTTCAATTTGGTCTTTTCCATTAGATATTATTTGTGATACTTGATTTGTTATTATACTTCTTATTGATTGTGTAGACATTTTATGCTATTTTTGTTATATCACTTTTTATTACCCCTATTTGTTTTACCAATTTTTTAATTCGATTACGAGTTTCTAATAAAGCCCCAGCATTAGCAGGATTTAATCCTGTTGGTCCCCCTGGAGTTGTTACTATATATGATACTTTATATTCTATATCTGCTGTTAGTGAATATATTGTGTCTAATATTTTATGTAATAAATCATGTAATTCGTTTCCTAAAACTGCTGGTTCTGTTGGGAGTTTTTTAAGATCTAATCCTAAATAAATATTAGGTGAATTTATAATAAATTTACTTTCATCGTCATCACTGGTATCAAAATGAAAACTTCCATTAGTACTAAAACCTATAACTTCATTTGAAAACAATAAAATACTGTCTGTTTTAGCATTAAATAATAATCTGTCTGAATTTATTACTACTTGATTTCCATCGTATAAATTTGGGGGTTTTGGTGTGTATTTTTCCATATTTTATGGTATTAAACTTGGTGTTTGTATAGTTAAAGGGACAAGTGTATCAAATTGACCTGGGTTTAAATGATGTGTGTATACACCCATCCTTGATGTATGGTGTTTTTTATAAATTTGGTGAATGTTTTGAGTTTCAGATGCTAAGCTAATAAGATTTTTAAAATCATCATGAACATAAGCTATATGAACCCATGAATTTACAGTATGTGTACTTGTATCTTCTATATTTCCCCCGCTTCTTATCCGTGATTTGCCTCTTTCTGGGTATTCCCATATTACTTGGTAAAATTTAGGTATATACATTAATATCCATTCAAATATTTCTTTAGTTGAAAATTCTCCTGTTGGATCATATACATCTGCTGCTTCTCCATATAAATGATTACTATAAGAAACTCCTCCTACTGCTGAATTTAAATCTTCACATCTAAAACCTGATGATATAGCTAAGTTAGGAAATGCTTCTTTTATAGGTTGTATACACTTTTTAAAAAGAAACATTGCATTATTATTCACTTCTTCAGCTGAAGCATCTTTACCAAGTGAATCTACATCTATTCCTGGAGTATTATCTATTCTATTTCTATTAGCATAATCAGAATGTATAAAATCCCCCATTGTAAATTTATTTGCCATATTATCCTAATTCTTGATTAATATCTATTCCTATTAAACTATAATTATCACCAAAAACAAGTGGTGTTGAACCATCTTTTACAGTAACATTTTGTTCTGTTTCAGATATATCATAAGTTACTCTATTTTTTAATGGTAACATTTGTAAGTCTCTATCTTGTAAATCTGAAGCAGGAATATCACTAGGAGTAGACATTACTATGTCATCTTCTATATTAGACGGCATATTTTCATTACTAATATCTGGTTCTTCATTGTCTGATATTTCATATATGTCAGTTAAATATGATGCATCATTTAAAGATGCTACGTTTATATTTAATTTATCTCCTTCATACATATAAATACTTGAATTATCATTATTTATATTTTCTTTTATGTTAATATATTCACTATTTTCATCTAATTCTTGTTGACCATTTCTTAAAATTATATTTGGATTAGTAAATTCTGAATTAGATCCAAATTTTATAAAATTACCATATCTTCCTTCTACAGAAACATCTCCTTCTTCTATTAATAAAGGTCTTATTTTTTCTATTTCTTTAAAGTTTTTTCCAAAATTTATATAATAATCCTCATTTTGTGTTTTATTAACCCCACCCCCCTCTACTTCTTCATTACTTAATTCATTAGAATTATTTATTAAAGATATAGGTAATGTATTATGGTTAGGAATATTATGTACTCCTATAGAGGGGAAATAATAAAAATCAATACGACTATTTGTTAAATAAGTAGAAGAGGGAGCATTTACTATATATATTAATTCATTTACAGTTGGTATTTGAGTAAAATTATAATTTACGGCTTTAGCTACAGGTAAATATTTGATTTGAGATGGAAGAGGAGTTGGTTGATGTAATTCTGAAAAAGATACCATCCCTATAGAATTCCATCGTCCTAATTCATTCCATCTATTATGATTTGGTTCTGTGAATACTTCTTCTACTCTTACTACTCTTAAATT